AGTTCTAGTCCCTCAAGTTTGACGTTTACTTCATCTCTAATTATTAACTTACATTCTTTCATTTAGGTCCTAAATCTATTGGTTCCGAGTTCACGAATTTGATTATTTTAAATAGCTTCATTGGCTTCTCATTGACTAATGAGAAATGTCCACGTTGATACACTATAACAGGATTGTTATAATCTTTCAAGTCTTTAGGATTTTTGCAAACATCAATACTTGTATCATGTATATCTAATTTAGAACTAACTAGAAATGCTTTGGGTTCGCATATAGCATCACATCCAAATTCTTCTAACCATTGTACTGCTAATTTAGAATCACACATTTCAATATCTAATTGAAAACTAGTAGCAAGTCTTACCTTAGTTGGATGCTCTGTTTCTAAGAAATGATCCTTAACTGATTGGTCAATGACAACACCGTACTTAACTAATGTTGCTATTGTTTTTAAATCGTCTGTTATTTCAATGTCCTTGATTGCTTCATATAAATGCTCATTCAATGCGGCAATATAGAAATGTCCTTTGTAGACTAGAGTGGGCACCCAGTATTTAACATTCTCATATACGCTAAGACTCTCGACAATTTGAGTAACCTTTTCACAGTGGTTCAATATAGAATAATGGTCCGCTGTTAAGTACATCAATTCTTTCAAATTAGTATGACTGTATTCTCCTTCATATTGTCGTCTATCTTTAACCCATTCAAGTGTATAAATAGGATTCTTTTTAAGTGCTGTTAAAAAGTTTTTATTAAAAGGAGAACGTAATATCAGTTTATCATTTTCTATTTTGATTGACGCACCCGTATACTCTGCAATACTTTCCACTACCTTAACATCCCATGGCCTTGCCAATATTTCTTCTACTTCAATTTTTAATTGAGAGAATTGTTTTTTATATTTACCTGCTACCTTTCTAAACAAAAGGTCCTGATTGCTAGTGATCCGATTGTGTTGCGTGATATAAAGGGTAAGGTTATTCACAAACTGGTCATCATATCTGCTCAGTCTAATATTACTAAGCATCCATGTTGCAAGTTCATTAAGTGTTTTAAAATCCATATTGTAAGTATAACAGGACACTTTGCAAAAAGCAAAGTAATAGGCAAAAAAAGGGGAACCTAAGTTCCCCAAATGCTCAAGGAGCATGATGAAAAATTTATCGGAGAGGGCTTATTGACAATGCCTCTACGCACACTGCAGGGGTTATGCCTTCATACAAGTTGCTTTAGCAAGTTCACGCCAGTTAGCACTAATCTTAACTAAGTCAGCAACCTTCAAACACATACGCAAAGACACTTCACGCAATTTGCTGTGATTGTCCCAAATGAACGACATAATTTCATCTGTCTGTTCTTGCGTAAAATCATACTCACTAAACAAACCACCATCAGCATCACGGTGAACCTGCTTGATACGCAACATTTTGTCACGCTCACTATCAACTGTCAGGTCCAGAAAGTGACAACGTGATTGTAATGCATCTAAGTGAGGTTGCATCTTGCCGGCTTTCTTTGCATCAAACGATTTGTTTGTAATGAAAATAATAGAGCCGTTAAAGTTGAAACTGTTAGGGATACCTTCGTCACGTAAAATACGTGAATCTTTATTCCAAGAAATTCTACGTGTCTTGCCTGAATCAAGTGCGCCTTTCAGTACGTTGATAGCGTCCTGATCTTCCCAGATATCGCAATCATCAAACACTAACACATTCTTAGCATCACTAAATTTGTACAACTTAGCGAACAAGCCGATACCTGACATAGCACCTTTGACAACTTCAAAGCGAACTTTCTTGCTTGCAAGTCTGTCAAACATACTTGCTTTTTCCATTTGCAAATTCACACCATGTGACTTGCCGATACCTGCAGGACCTGTCACAATCATAGCACGTATGTCACCACTGATACATGCCTTAGACATTTCATCAAGTACTGCAAAACGTGTTGCAATTCGGTCCATTGCTTCTGTTTCTGTTTCTTTGTGTGTTTCCATTTTAACCTCATCACGACCTGATACAAATTCAATCATTGATTGACTCTCAACATTCACACGAACCTGATCGGGACGATTCGGGAACTGACCTTCATTTTTTACTGTCACAAAACCACCTTTATTTCCAAGTTGATAACCTTTAACTAGTGTGAACACTTCACCTTTGATAGATTCGTTGCGATAAGAACCTGAAGTGATACGAACGATGCTAGACATTTGTTTCCTTTAGTTAACTGAATAAGAATATATTATAGCACAATACCCATTTATTGTCAAATTATGCTACCTTGCGAAAGTACATATAGGGCAAGCCCAAAGTATAGCAGAGGTACTCATCATCACCCTGAGTGTCCTCAGCTTCGTGGATCCAGCGAATTGCTGTTGCACGGTCCTTAGCACCTGAAAACATCAGGTCACTAACCCTTTTCTCAAAAGAGAAAATTGCATGTTGTTCTGCCACAACACGGACCTTTTCTTCGGCTTCAATAGCTACACCAAGACCTTCAAACTCAGCTTCGAACTGCTCCAAAGTCCATGTTGAAGTGTCAACACCACGAGGACGAACACCGTAAGCGTCCTTGTACATGTCCCAGTAAAGTTCCCGGGCTTGTTCTAACTGTGTTAATTCTTCCCAAGATTTGAATTCTGTAGTCATTTCGTAGTCCTTTTCTTTACTGTCTAAGATTCTATTATAGCAGAAAGCCCATTTATTGTCAAATTTTGGCTATCAAATTTGCATGAATTTCGTTCATTTCCGACTGTTCTACATAGAAATCGGACCTAGGATCATAGTACTGGCCTTCTTTGTTGTCATAATACAACACTCTTCCGGAGAAATTGAACGGGCCTTCAAGACCCTGACGAGGACCATATTTGATACGCATATCATCCATTTGAAACTTATCTGCAACAACTTTGTAACCCATGAACAACTCCTTTTGACTGAATAAGACTCTATTATAGTCCCAAAACGAATTATTGTCAACCTTGGCAACCGCTCATAAATATAAATTATGAGCAGAATTCTAGTAGCCTTCGATTATTGGTCACCAAATTATCCATTAATAAATAATCAAAATTTTAATAGACCATTTTCAGATTTACTTTTTGATAATGGAAGTTATGATTTTTTTACCAAAATACCGGGATATGAATGTGTCCCTTCAACCATTTTAAAAGATCAAGATTTATTTATTTATCCTGTTATGGCAGGATTAAATGAACATGAATGGCCAAATAATACTGATATTGATATATTATCAACAACTTCAATGTCAGTTCATGTAGCTAATAGTATACGTGGTAGAAATGGATTTTTATTTTTAGATTTAGGTAATGAAGCGGTACTGACAGATGACCTATTAAATACTATACATTCATATATTTTAAGTAAAGATATTCCATTAAGAAAGGTTATATTTCAAACCGGAAATAGTAATGGAAGAGAAATATATAAAAATTATTGTTTCAGAAAAGGAATTCTTTTTGAAAAGGCAATGAATATAGCTTCTATTGAATATTTTGAATGGCATTCAAGTAGACATTATAATATATGCGTTAATAACTTAGGAATTGTACCTTTACCAAAAAATGTAGATTATAGTAAAATTGAAAAAACATTCTTATGTTTAAATAATAGGCAACGACCACATAGAAAAAATCTGTTTATACTTTGGAATTGGTGTGGTTTAATTAAAGATAGTTTTTATACTATGTCCTCTAAATTCGGATATACTTATGACACTACCACATATGATATTATGAATTTTGTAGATACTGATTTAATGGACCAGTTAGGGATAACATCTGAACATATTGATGAAATGGGAAAGACATTACCACTTACACTTGATGACCCCGATAAAGTTCCAGTAGCATCTTTGTTTGGATCAATTGATACATATTATCAAACTAGTTTAATAAGTGTAGTTACTGAAACTAATTTTGAGGTGCCTGATATTTTTAATACAGAAAAAATATTCAAACCTATGGTTCATCGTCATCCTTTTATTTTAGTAGGACCATATAAAACATTAGAGAAATTAAGAGGACTCGGTTATAAAACATTTAGTGATTTTTGGGATGAGAGTTACGATGATATTGAAGATCCTAATAAAAGATTATTAAAAATAATTGAATTATGTAAATCCATAAGTGAATGGAGTGACACAGAAAAAAAGAAGTTTTTTTATAAATCTATGATTATAACAAATCATAATCATAAACTTATAACAGAATTCTATCCCAATAACATGCGTAACAATTTTTGGCATATATTTAGAGATAGAATACCATTATATATTAATTAGATAAATTCTTTTTCCATATTTCAATTGTTTTATCTAGTCCATCATCTAAACTAACAACGGGTTTCCACCCAGTAACTGATGTAATCAAATTATGATTACTATTTAACCAATATATCTCACCCGGACGATGTGGTTTAGTATTCCAATTTACTTTGCCATTCCAATTTAATTTTTTAGCAATTTTATTGACATAATCTTTAATTTTAATAGGACTATCAGGGCCTATTGTAAAAATCTTACCTTGAACAATATCAGGATTTTCTATAACAGTAATCCATGCTTTTAATAAATCATCAATGAATATAAAATTACGATATGGTTCGCCGTAACCTAGATTAATTTCATTAGGATTTTTAATCATTTGTGTGATAATTTGTTCAGTAACAAAGAAGTCATTATCTATACGGCCGTATGCATTAGTTTGTCTGATAGCAGTAAAAGGTAAATTATAACAACGATGTGCATACTCTAAGTATTTTTCACAAGCATACTTTGCAACTGCATAAGGTGCATTGGGATTAGGTTGAGTATTCTCATCAAACGCAATAAATGTTTCTGGAGTATTATCAGCTTTAACAATATCACTGATGGGTTGCCAGCCATATACTTCCATGGTACTAGCAAATACAAAATTCTTAAGATTTTTTACCTTTGCGGCTGATTCGATTAAATTAACTGTGCCAACATAATTAATCTCACTAAAGGTAAGCTGTTCGTAAAAACTTTGTTCAACTTCTGTTCGTGCAGCCAAATGTACAATAATATCAGGTGATATAGAAGCTACTTCTTCTTGTACTTGTTTATGATTTAGTAAATCACTTTTTAAATGATATAATTCATGTTTTTCATTTAATAACGGAGTAATATGTGTCCCGATAAAACCAGAACTACCTGTCAATAATATTTTCATTTTTTCCTTGAATGTGAATCTATATTTAGACAAATGTAAACTTGTTGTTAACTTTTATAAACTCATTACCATCACGTGTGCATTTTTTAAATTTACCGTTGATAGTAATATCGGTTTTACTTACTACCAAGTCCATCAATGAGATTAATGGGTTGCTAGTATCTATGTCAATGTTCACTAGATTATTAGACCTATCACTAAACCAGTATTCTTTGCGCTTATAGCGTTTCTTGTTGACTAATAATTGTTTCACAAACGTTAATTGTTTAGTATCAACCATGTAAGGTTGATCCATACGTTTAACTTCTCTGTTAAAATCAAATGACATTTTTTCAAACTCAACATCATACTCATAGAATTCAGGTAGACGATATGCTAATGGCATCATGTTTTCTTTAAACATCTTACCATCACTGTGTATGAACGTGTTTAAATCTTCACGGAAAGAAGTAAAACCCTCGTTCTTAAGTTTCAGTACCATGATTTTCTTGCTGTAGTAATCACGGATAATATTAGCTTGTGCAATATCATCTTCACTAACTAGACGGAATAAGTCACTATCTAGTAGTTTAGTAATAGCAGGACGCACTTTATTATCATCTTTAACTTTACGGTATCGTGCCCAACAAACACTTAGTGCAAGAAGGTCTTGACTGATTTCATAGACTTCGTATTTTTTTACATTGTCATTAAATTCAAATTCTAAATTACCAAAGTTAACAGTTGGATTATGTCCATTTAAATTTAGACTACTTAACGAAATTGTGTTAATGTTTTGTCCGGCTTGTGCAGAAATGCCACTGCCGCCATAAATATTGTATGTATTAGCCAATTGTGATATCTTCCATTCCACTAGTGCGTAGTCGCACGATATGTCCCATCTGCCATTGTTTAGCTTCGAGACCCTTTAATATGCCAAGCCATCTGTTGCGTAATAATGCAACCTCGTTAATCAATACTTCCATATCAATTACTTCATCTTCACCTTCAGCATACTTTTCAGCATCACGGCTTGTCAATGCTCTATTATACGCTTCTAAATATTTTTGAAAATGTTTTCGGCGAATTCTACGTAATTGAATATTAAGATAGTTTAATACGGCTTCTATCTCTTGTAGTTGATTAAAACGATGTTCAGTGACGCCGGGGATAGCGGCAATGTTCTTTTCAACATTGCCGTATATCTTGACTTCTTGTTTAGCCGAAATCAATTCAGCTTCATAGTGAGTTATGAAATCAGGTATCACACCAAGATTTTGGGTGATGCGTGTATACCAGTTCATTTAATCCCATTCTTCGTCTTGGTCATCTTCTTCATAATCTTCATACGATTCTTCAGTATCTTGATGTGCTAAATTCTCTTTAAGAGCAGTTAGCATTTCTTTATCGCCTTTAAAGGCATCTTTGATATCTTCAGCTTCGTAATTATTATCAATCAGTAGATTGACTAGTGAATCGGCCGCATCAGTGCGGTCATTAAAATCAATATGCGAACGTAATACATCCCATACTTCTGCAACAAAATCTAATTTCATTCTGTAACATCCTCCTCCGATGATACATTACTTATCTTTGTTGTTGATTTTTGTGAGTACTCAGTCATAACTTTGTCTAAGCATCCATCAGTGTTTGCTTCCCAAGCTTTGCGAAACTTCTTAATGATTTCACCATCAAGTGTTGTGTAAACAAGACTGTTGCCTTCTTTCTTAACAAGTTCAGCCTTCTCAATCATATCTAATAATCCTGAGTAAGGGCTCATACCTGTTTCATAAGGAATCTTAACTTGAACTGATTCAAATGGTTTCGCATAACGAGTTTTCATAATCTTACATGCCGCACGAATACCTCGCACATCACTAATCTTATTACCATCTTCATCTTCTTTAAGTTTCAGTTTCTTCATAGCAACAACAATACTTGATGCGTAAACGAAACCTTGACCGCCTGAGATTTTATCATCTGGATCAAACATATCTTGACTAGCATATGTGTGATTAGTAGCAACTAAACCAATGTTCAATGAACCAAACATATTAACACAGTTACGAACAAGTGCTGTTAGTGCTTTAGGCTTACGACCCATGTCACCTTTCATATCACCTGCTTCAAACTGATTAACGTCAGTTGGTGTCAATAACATACCTAGACTATCAACTACAAACAATACCTTAGGACGATCTGTTTCTGGTAGTGCTTTATAATCTTTAACGAACATAGAAATAGTTTTTCCTACTTCGTCAATCATAGCCATGTTAAGTTTTAATAATTTACTGTCGTCTGTAGATACACCTAGCGCATGTAGCCACGCTTCATCCAGTGCATTTTCTGAATCTACTAATACTACAAA